CCTACCGCAAAACCAAATGACCATCGAAGAGCAGCTTCACGAAGCCCTTGCCGCCAGCGTCGCCCTCGCCGTCGAGCGTGACGACCTCCGCGCCACCGTCGAAAAGTTGACCGTCGGCGCCGCCGATGAACTGACCGCCGCCAAGGCTGACATCGCCGCGAAGGACGCCCGCCTGGGCGAACTGACCGTGGCGGTCGATGGTCTCTCCGCCGAGGTCGTCGCCCTAAAGGCCGCCCTCGCCGCCTTCGAGGCCGAGAAGGTCACCGCCTCCAAGGAGGCCGCCAAGATCGCCGCGAGCGTCGGCGTGTCCCCCGTCCAGATGTCCCCCGCTGACAACGCCAAGGCCGAGCCCGAGGCCGTCGACCACGTCGCCGCCTTCCTCGCCCTGCCGGTCGGCTCCAAGGAGCGCGGCGAGTATTTCGTCGCCCACAAGGCCGCCATCGTCCGCGGCATCTTCTAATTTTCCCTAATCCCTAATCATTCCTAACCATGGCTAACTCCATCACCGCCGCGCCCGCCGTCCTCGCCGAAGGCGTCATCGGCTCCCTCAAGAACAAGCTGCCCGTCCTCTCGGGCATCTCGACCGTCTTCTCGTCCCGCCCGGGCGTGTCCGGTCTCTCCATCCAGGTGCCCCTGATCGGCACCTCCACCGCCACGACCTTCGGTGCCTCCGGCTACCTGACCCAGGATGACGCCACCGTCACCTCTGCCACGGTCACCCTCATTCACTACAAGGTCTCGAGCCGCTTCAGCCCCTCGAACCTCAAGGAGTACGGCGCCCAGTTCTTCGTGAACAACTTCGTGCAGACCGCTTCCATCGCCCTCGCCCAGAAGGTCATGGACGTCATCAACGCCCAGGTCACGAACGCCAACTACGCCACCTCCTCGACCTCCGGCGCTGACCTGTCCTATGCCGAGCTCGTTGCCGTGCAGAAGACCCTCGACGACGCGAAGGCCCCGAGCCCCCGCTACGCCGTGCTCAACAGCACCTACGTCTCCGACCTCCGCAAGGACACCACGATCGTCGGCAACAACGTCCTCGGCGCGAACATCATCCGCGACGGCGACCTCGGCGTCATCGCCGGTGCCCGCGTCTACCAGTTCGCCAACCTCGCGAACAACAGCGAAAACCTCGCTGGCTGGGTCGCTGGCCCGGACGCCATCGCCTTCGCCTCCGCCCTGCCGGAGACCGAAATCCCGGGCTGGGAAGTCGCCAACGCCATCGACCCGGAGACGGGCCTCGGCGTCCAGGTCATCATGGGCCAGGAGCAGTCCGGCTACATGAACGTCACCGCGACCCTGCTCGCCGGTGCCGCCGTGGGCCGCGCGACCTCGCTCGTCCGCCTCAAGACCGCCTAATAGCGGCCTAGGGTTCAAACAAGGGCTCCCTTCGGGGGGCCCTTTTTTTGTGCCCCTTTGCCAAGGCTCGCAAGGATGTGAGCCTCTACTCTGAGTTCCTGCCCGACGCCAAGGAGATCCTCGCCGACCTAGGGGTGGCGGGCTCGTGCAACAATGGGGCCATCACGTTCGTCTGTATGCTGTCCGACCCGGCGATGACTCAGGTCTTCGAGGCTGGGGGCTTCAAGGAGCAGACCCAGCACACCGTCCGCCTTGCCGCCGCAACGGCCTCCTGGAGCCTCCCAGACGGGTCTAATGGGGCATCGGCGGCGGTCATCAGCGCTGGGGCTCCCATTGCATCCCTCGCCATCGGCAAGAAGATTGTCGCCGGGGGGAAGACCCTGCGCATCACCGGGCAGACCTACAAGCCCGCGTCGGCTTGGATCACGCTGGTCGTCATCGACGACAACCAGTAAAGCATGGGCCTCGTCCGAACCAGTAAGGACAACTTTGCCGGGGCCCTGATTGATTACATGGTCGGGATGCGTATCTCGATGGAGGACGCCGCCAACGTCGGCTCCTCGCGTCTAGCCATCGCGGCGCTTGAATTGACTCCTCCCCTGGTCGAGAATGGCGGGGGCGGTCTGACCAAGGGGGCCAAGGATGCTGGCTTCAACGCCGTGTCTCGAGACATCAAGAGCCTGTTAGTAAGCAAGGACAACACCAAGGCGACCGCCGTCGGCCTGTCCCTCAACTCGCTGCGCTACGCTGCCATCTCAAACGACCAAGGCTCCTTCGAGCGCATCCGCAAGCGGGCGACTTTGCAGCGCGCGACCATCATCAACACGACGACGATGAAGATCATCAAGGACGGCGACCCTGTTCGTGCGTTTGGTAAGGCAAAGAACCTCTTCAGCAAATCGAATCCGGTGACCTCCATGGGCTTCCAGGACGTAATCACCGACATCCGTGCCGAGCACCTCAAGCGCCGTCACATCGACCGCCAAGGCCGCGTCAGGGTCTGGCGAAACACCGGCTCCTTCTTGGGGAAGCACGTCGTTGAGAACAAATCCATCATCGACGAGTACATCAAACTTACGCAGTCGCACGTCGGTATGCTCAAGTCTGGCTGGTATGAGGTGCTCACACGCCTCCCGAAGCTGAACAATAAAGCCCTGTACAAGGACAAGGACGTGCCCGTCTGGATTAAGCGCCACGCCGGCAACGGCTACGTCACCGTTTTCAAGAACGCCCAGGGCGTGAACATGATCATCGGAAACCGCATCGGCGACAACGACAACCAAGCGAGCAAGAACAGGGTGCACGACGTGGCAAGGTCGCTCGCCATGGCCCGCCTTATGGCCGACCTCGAGCAGTTCCAAAAACGCCAAGCCGACAAGTTCAACGGCAAATAATTTATGGGCACCAAATCCATCCGCCACATCGTCGAGGCCAACGTCGCCTCGCACCTCGCAGCCGAGTCCGGCCTGACGGGGGTCAACATCTACACCGGCGACGACGGCGACATCAACGTCCTCCCGAAGGCCATCGTCTTGTGCGACTCGGCCCGTACGCCCGCCGACCTCCCCGAGGGGGCTGGGAACTACGACTGCTCCGTCCGCGTCACGATCTTCTCGAACGCCGACGATACGACCCTCGCCGACCACCGTGCCCGGTGCGCCGCCCTGGCAGGGTCGATGCAAGACCTCGCCGGCCTCAAGGCGGTCTTCGTGGCCTCGGGGGATGCGACCCTCTACGACGTGACCCCGAACACCGAGGACGAGGGCCGGGACGAGCGCAGTTACGCGACGGCCTTCACCTTCGGCCTGTTGACCGTCCTGCCCGCGTAAGGTTGCCCCAGCCCGCAAAGACAAATGGCCGCCGTCGCTCAAGGAACCACCTGCACCTACGGGGTCGCGGGCACGATCACGAACCTCTTTGTCCAGTCCTACACCGTGTCCGCCTCGTTCAACAACGAGAACATGGTGCAGGACGAGTCCGGCCTGACGAAGACCATGCGCTACGACGACCGCAAGACCGAGCTCTCCATCGAGGGCGTGGTCAAGGCTAGCGGCGACGCCCCTACCTTGGGTGCGACGCTGACCTTCACCGTTGCCGCTAAGGGTGCCTACCCGTCCGGCACGGCGAGCAACACCTTCGTCGGCGTCATCACGAAGATTGAAGAGAAGGGCTCGAACAAGGACTTCGTGAAGTACTCGATCACCGCGGTCGACTACGAAGGCGTCACTCCCGCCTAATTGACGCGAGCCCTGCAAGGGCTTTGACTCGCCCCCGTGGACAATAGATTTCTGCGGGCGTTCTCAGACCCGTCCTCTCGGGTGTTCTTCGGGAAGCGGGTCTTTCCTTTTTGCCTGAAGTTCCGGGTGCGGCTGCTCGCCATTGAGTCGCCCCTGGTCACGGCAGGGCGCAGCATAATCCCTGCCGACCTGATGATGGCGGTCAAGGTGTGCGCCGAGGAGTGTGGGCTGGACTTTACCTTCTGGGAGAAGGTTCGCCTCCGTGAGATGGAGTACCGCCCAGACAAGTTCGCCGGGGAGGTCGCCCGGTTCGTGGAGTATTGCCACATCGACGCGTGGCCTAAATATTGGGAAGGGTCTAAGACGAGCGACTCGGCTGATGGGGTGGGGTGCCCGTGGCCCCTGATGATCGTCACGAACCTCGTCGCTAACGGCATCGAGGAAGCCCGGGCGTGGGAGATGCCCGAGGCTCAAGCCATTTGGCTGTCGACGGCCTTCGCGATGCGGGGCGGGGCGAAGGTTAACCTACTGACGACCGAAGAGGAGGCCTTTATGGAAAGCCTGCGCCGTGGGGAGTTGCCTACCTAGCAAGGTTAAACGATGGGACGCAA